GATGTTCAAAAGACTCCTATGGTAGCTCTGCTAGAGGGCAAGTATCCTCTACCTATCGACACTCACGTCAGCATCAACCGATCAGACACTCACAAATCCATAGGAGTTGTTGGTTCTGGCTATGAGCCAATCCAAAACACTCGTATCTGGGATGCTTTGCACCAGTCACTTGAAGGCACCAAGCACGAAGTTGTGGGTGGTGGATACACTCATGACGGTGGTCGTGTCTTCGTCCAAACCGAGGTCAAGGACGCTGACTTCACAGTCAACGGTGACAAGTTCGATAACTACGTTACGTTCTACAGCTCTCACGATGGCAGTTCTGCTTTCGAGATGTTCGACACTAGTGTCCGTATGATCTGCCAGAATACATTCCGTCTGGCGAAACAGCAGGGAGGCAAAGCCTTCAAGCTTAAGGTGCGACACACTAGGAATGCAGACATACGTTTCGAGAACGTCATGCAACACCTTGAGTCCATGTTCAACAACCGTAGGGTTGCTTACGAGAAACTCAACCAGATTGCCGAGACTCCTATGGCTTATCCAGAGATGATTGCATGGGCAACTTCGTTCTTCAACAAGTCCAACAAGCTGTCTACTGTTAGCAGTAACAAGGCTCACGAGGCTCGTCGGCTTGCCATCAGTGGCACAGGCAACAACGGTCAGACATCCTACGACATGTTCAACGGTGTGACGGAGCTACTCACTCACGGTGACCGCAATACATCGAAGGATCGCTCCGCAGTATGGCGTTCGTCAGAGCTAGGAGCAGGTGCCATACAAAAGGCAGATGCCTTAGATGCCCTCAACACTAACGCTCGAATAGACCACATCATTAGAGGTCGTGAGCTTATCAACACTGGTGAGACTTTACTGTCTGCATAACTGAAACCCCAACCGTCCTGAGCATGACTGTAAAAGGCTCACCTTTTATTATGAATGATATAGCACAACACACAATGGACACGATCTTCTACCACAAGCAGAGGTACTCAAAGCTTAAGCACGAGTCACTCGCTAAGGATGATGTGATCACACGTCTCAAGCAGGACATCGTAGACCTACAGGACGCTCTTAAGGAAGCCGAAGAGTATGTCTGCGGATGGTCTAAGGATGACGTATTGGATAAGGCTTCCGATATGTCTGTTAAGATAACAGAAGACGAAGCGGTTGAAATCCTCGACCATATCGCAGACAACTTCGACGCAAACCACGGTGTATTCTGGGACACAATAGAGTGGGCGATAGAAGATCACGTCAAACGGAGGGAATGCAATGAAGTACGCAATCAAACTACCTAAGCGCGGAGGCTACCTGTGTCACTCAGGGACTAACCGCGTAGTGATATACGACACCTACACAGGCTACCCTATTGGGATGGATGTGATGGCGTGTAAGGGCAAGCGCGTAGCTCTGGAGGACAAGCCCTTCCGAGATGTCTATCTATCTGGATGGTATGATAACAACATCGACGAGATAGAATGTCCCATCAAATCGCTAGCTGAGTTTGAAGGCTTCAGCATCGAACGCGAAGAGCAGCAGGTATACCTACACTAAGCGAGCCTAACCGCGAAACACCTAGCCCCATGTGAAAGCATGGGGTTTTTTGTGCCTGTTATTTTATAACATTGACACTATGTAAATATACTTTAGTGATAACTGACTAACACACACACGGGGAAACACATGAAAATAAGAAGAAGAGGCAAGAGCTGGCAAGCGGATGCACACGTAGAGGGCAAGAGAGTTCGTAGATTATTTAAGAGTCTGGCAGATGCCGAAGACTTTGTCACTAACTTAGAGCATCGCAGTAAGCTAGGGCTTAAGGTCACGCACATACTCAGCACGAAGAACGCGAGCCTAACCCTGAAGGGTCTAACCGATACTGTTTACGAAGCAGTCTGGAAGGACACAGCTAACGGCATCAATGCGCTACGCAATGTAGAATTAATCCAGAGGATTGTTGGCACCAACATTAGGGTAGAGGAAATCAATACCACAATGATTGATGAAATCATTCAGACCTTGAAGAACCAAGGCAACAGTAATGGCACCATCAATAACAAGATGTCAGCTCTAATGGTATGCCTCAAGTATGCACACGATAGGGACTGGATACAAAACGTGCCTAAGTTCAAGCGATACAAGGCAGCTGAAGGTAGGCTGCGTTACTTCTCACCTGAAGAGGAAGAGATGATTGTGTCTACCAACAAGAGGCTAGGTCAGGAAGCCTTCGCAGGGTTTGTTAAGGTGCTGATTGATACGGGCTTACGGACGGGCGAGCTATGCCGTGTCCAATACAAGGACGTAGTAAAAGAATCAGGCAGGTGGAAGATGTATATCTGGGCGAGAGGTCACGACTACAGAACCAAGAACGGAGAGATGCGTATAGTTCCTTTGTCGGATGAGGTCGTAGAAATTATGACCAATAAGTGGAATGCTATTGACACCAACTCTAACCATCCTACTATAGATAATAGTATTACTTCTATTGCACACCGTAATAGTAAGGTATTCAACTACACAAAATCTAACATACGCACACAGTGGAACAACGTCCGTGACATACTAGGCTACATGGAGGACGAGGAGTTTGTTCCTCACCTATGTAGACACACCTGCGCTACTCGCTTAGTGCAAGCAGGAGTCCCGTTACTCGCAGTCAAAGACTGGATGGGACACAAGTCTATACAAGTCACCATGCGATACGCCAAGCTAGCACCCAACGCTGTCTTCGATGCTCTCGATACACTAACCAAGAAACGAAAAACTAATGCCTGATAAATCAACCTCACTGTTCCGTCCTGATACTGAAAAGGTTCTGGTCAGAGGACTCAACGCAATGACCAAAGCCTGTGATGCCTTGTCCACACAGAATGACCTGCTCAATAAAGATATTGAGAAGCTTAGGAATAAAGTGGAGAGGCTACAGGAGAGAGTCCTTATCAATCAGGATGAAAAGGAATAAGTGACATGTGACGATTCTGTGTCTATATTGTCACCGCAAGGATGGGTGTGTGGTGGAATGGTAGACACGGTAGACTCAAAATCTACTGTCAGCAATGACTTGGAGGTTCAAGTCCTCTCACACCTACCACTCCCTCGGATTCAAAATCCGTTGCATAATTAAATATCCGTGACTAATCCGTAGGGATTACTTTCATTTTTCCAACTACATCTACATAACTCCTACTACCATGCAGTCAATTCGTGAGACGTTTCCGTCCCAAAACCGTCCGATTGAGAACGATATGCTTGAAGGTGGTGTAAACCGTTTTCGATCTAAGATTGATTCTAGCAGACGTAGGGAAAGCGAATGCGAAACACCGTATGGTCAACGTCTATTGAAGGCAGCACTTCCTCCGTTAGTCGATGGTCTGGAAGCATGGGAGAAGCAACAAGAGAAAGCACCCATTGCAGGGAATGCTTACTACAAGCTCCAAGAAATTCCGACCAAGACTGCTGCCTTCATAGCTCTTAAATCTATACTAGATTCTATTACACAGAAGCGCACACTAGCATCCGCAGCTGTACGCATAGGCGCACTGGTCGAAGACGAGATAAGGTTTGCTCACTTCAGCAACCACCCACAGTGGCAAGGCATACTGCAAGGAGCTAAACGCAGAGAGAGCTATCGCAAGAAACGATACTACCTGATTAAGTCTGAGAAGGGCGAAGCTGCAAAGGGCGAGACGGATGAGTGGGAGCGGTGGGGTACACGCATCAAGCTACACGTAGGCACTGTGTTAATTGATACGATCAGAACTACAACAGGTCTGATTGATTACGTCATGATAGCGACAGGCAAGCGAGGACCTGCTAGATTTGTTACCGCATCAGACAAGACATCGGAATGGATTGAGGACATGATGAAGGACAACGAATTGTTGTGTCCTTTCTGGATGCCGTTGTTAGATTTTCCAAAGCAGTGGACAGACAAGTGGTCAGGTGGATACGAGATTGAGTCTGGGCTACCACCCTTACCGTTTATTAAGACACGAGACAAAGCGTTCCTCCGCGAGAACACGGAGCCTATGACTGATGTCATGAACGCAGTTAATCTTTTACAGAATACACCTTGGCAGATTAACCAAAGAGTTCTCAATGTATTACATGAGACTTGGGAACAGGGCATAGATGTAGATGGGATTCCTCAACGGGAAGACGAAGAGCTACCACCCTACCCGTCAGATGATTGTGATCCCATTGAGAAGAAGATGTGGAAGCGTAGAGCTGCTGCAATCTATGATCACAATGCAGCCACAAAGAGTAGACGACTCCTTGTACTCAATACCCAGTGGCTAGCTAAGAAGTATAGAGATAAGAAGTTCTACCTTCCACACCAGACTGACTTCAGGGGTAGGTGTTATGCTGTGCCGAGTTACGTCAACCACATGGGAGCTGACTTCCAGAAGAGCTTACTAACTTTTGCTAGAGGTGAAAAAATTAAAGACGATAACGATGTTGAGTGGTTAGCTATACATGGTGCCAACTGCTACGGTATCAAAGGAACATTCAATCAGCGCGTTGATTGGGTAGAAGAGAACCGACATAATATATTTAAGATAGCTAAAGACCCAATGGCTCACGTTGATTTGTGGCGAGAGTGTGATGAACCATTTCAGTTCCTCGCGTTCTGCTTTGAGTGGGCAGACTACATGGCTACAGGTGTGGGCTTCATGACAACCCTGCCGTGTGCGATGGATGCAAGTAACAACGGACTACAGTTGTTAGGTGTTCTTACGCGAGACGAACCTTCCTGCATAGCGACGAACGTTGCACCGAGTAACTACCCACAAGACATCTACGGTATTGTAGCTGACAAAACTATTGAGTTCCTTAAACAAGACGGAGACTCTGACTATGCAGACAAGTGGTTAGCCTACGGTGTAGATAGGTCAGCTTGTAAGAGACCTACGATGACACAGAGCTACGGCTCTACGCTATACTCGTGCCGACAATACATCAGCGACTGGTATGGCGAGACATCACGTAAGAAGGATGAGCTACCATTTGACGAGACAGATAAGTTTCAAGCTACTGCTTACCTAGCTGGTAAAGTATGGCAAGGTATCAATGATGTTGTTGGTAAACCGAGAGAGGCTATGGCTTGGTTACAATCTACAGCTCGCATCTTAGCGCAAGAGGACAAACCTTTTTACTGGGTATCACCGAGTGGATTCCCTTGTCACCAGTCCTATATGAAGTGGGAAACTAAATCAATTAAGACGAAACTTGGTGACAAGATCATGCGAGTACGCTTTCGTGAGGACACAGACAAGCTATGTGCCAAGCGACAATCACAAGGCGCATCACCTAATTACATACACTCACTAGATGCCAGCATCCTACACACAACGGTTAACCAATCAGCTACAAACTTTAACGTCAGAGATTTTGCAATGGTGCATGACTCAATGGCTACGCACACCACTAAATGCAATGAACTTGCAGCTACAATACGTGATGTGTTTGTTAAACAATTTACACCTGACCTACTTCAAGAGTTGAAAGACTCTTTGGAGAATGAACACGGAGTAAACCTTGATCCTCTTCCAGTGAAGGGGACATTCGACATAAACAACATATACAAATCGGAGTACATATTCTCATGAATGATACCATAACAACAATGGTGGGTACAGCACGTTACCCACATGTAAATAAACCGAACACTACGTTCGATCCTGATGGCGCATACTCTTGTGACATCGTAGTAACAGAAGGTGAAGCTAAAGAGTTCACCTCTCAACTGACGGCTATCCGTGACCAAGCTCACGAGATGGAAGAAAGAAAGACAGGTAAAAAGATTCGTGTTTGCGATGCGTTCCCTGTTAAACAAACTGAAGATGGTCAGTGGATCATCCGCAGTAAACAGAAAGCTAAGGGTAAGAACTCTCGCACTGGTGAGGTGTATGAGTTCAACATCAAGCTCTTCGATGCACAGGGTAAAGCTTGTGACGTTGAAGTAGGTGGTGGTTCTAAAGTGAAGATGGCAATCAAGCCTTACACTTGGTACAGCCCAAGCCTTGGGTTCGGTGTAAGCCTCCAACTCAAAGCTCTACAAATCATCGAGCTTGTAGCACCTAGTGCATCAGGCGCAGGAGCTTCATCGTTTGGATTCACGTCCGAAGAAGAAGGCTTCTCTAGCGGTGGCGAGTCTCTTGAATCTGTAGTGGCAGATGGGGACTTTTAGGTCAGGCTTTGAACAACGCGTGGCATCCTCTCTTTCGAGGGAGGGTGTCCACTACGCCTACGAGACAGATAGAATATCTTTCGTAGAGCCTGAGAAGAAACGCAGGTACACACCTGACTTCTTCTTAGAGAATGGGGTCATCCTTGAGGTCAAGGGTAGACTAACGACAGCTGATCGCAAGAAGCACGAGTGGATTAAGAAGCAACACCCTCACATAGACCTGCGCTTTGTGTTCCAAAGAGCAAGGGGTAAAATCTACAAGGGCAGTAAGACAAGCTATGCTGATTGGGCTGACAAACATAACATACCTTGGTGCCAAGGACCAAGTATACCAGAAGAATGGACGACCTAAAAACAATCAACACACACACGAATTGCCCTGACTGCGGAAGCAGTGATGCCCTATGCGAGAACGAGGATGGCAGCACAAAATGTTTCAGCTGCGGGATATTCAAGCCGAGCAATAAACAACACACACAACCAACAACACACACAGTTAATATGACACCAGTACAAGGAGACTACCAAGATTTAGTAAAGCGAAACATACCCCAATCAATTTGTAAGAAGTACGGATACACAGTAGGTGACCACAGATCGAAGGCTTGCCAGATAGCTAACTACAGAGACAGCTCAGGTAAACTAGTAGGACAGAAGCTACGCTATCCAGATAAATCTTTTGAGACAGTAGGCACAGTGCGTACGCTATTCGGTATGCACTTGTTTGGTAAAGGTAAACGCATCACCATTACCGAGGGAGAGATAGATGCGATGAGTGTGTCCTCAGCATTCAATGGCAAGTGGGCTGTAGTCAGTGTGCCATCAGGAGCGCAGTCAGCTATGGCTGCCATCAAGCACAACCTAGAGTATCTCAATAACTTTGATGAGATTGTTCTCATGTTTGATATGGATGAGGTAGGCGTTGCAGCATCCAGAAAATGTGCAGCTGTGTTACCAGTGGGTAAGGCATTCATTGCTAACCTGCCAGCCAAAGACCCCAACGAATTGTTGATGGAGAATAGAGGTAGTGAAATCATCCAGTCATTCTGGGATGCTACTCAGTATAGACCAGATGGTATCGTAGCAGGTGAGGACATGTGGGACAT